CTAAGTCTTCTGGTTTATAAAAACATATATCACCACTTGATTTATCAGCAACAAGAAAACCTCCCTTGTTAGTTCCATTAGCTGTTTCATATCCTGATAGCTGGGCATGGTATCCAAAGGGGTCATCATTTATTAACTCACCATTCTTAAATTTTTTAAAACTAAAAGGTGAAGCAGACTTAACATCACATATTTCTCCATCTACTTTAGCATCTATATGTCCTTTAACATCATCTACTTTAACTTTCATTTGTCTATCTTCTACTTTATGTCCAGCTAATTCTGTTAAGTATAATAATAAATGTTCAATGATATGTCCATATAAAAATTTTAAATTATTACTTGCATCATATTCTTTTGTTTCTTTAGGAGAATATTTATCATACCATAATTGTCTAGCTGGTTTACCTAAGATACTCATTCTTAATACACCATTATACTTTTCTTTTTTAGGTGGTGTGTTCCATGCAATTATAGCTTCTTTAATATTATTAAGAAACTGATTCATATTTTCTTCAGTTATCTTTGCAGGTGTACCATTAGCAATGTTAGCAATTAATTTTTTAATATCAGTTGCTACTGTATCAATGCGTTTCTGCCCAGTTGTTTCCGATTTTATATTGTCCATTTAATTCACATCTTAATTTTAATTTTCTACCAGCATCCTTTATTGATTGTACTGCTAGTCTTCCAAATTCATCTGCTCTTCCTTCTTCAACTTCATATTGAAATTCATCATGTACATTTACTACAGGATAAGCTTTGATTCGTTTATTAATAACATATTGGTCTAGTAAAGTCAACGCAACTTTCATAACACAACTACCAGCACCTTGTAATAAGCTATTCAGGGCTGCGTGAGGGTGTCTTATGATGATTTTTCTTCCATCAAGTCCTTTAAGCCATCTTCTGTTAGACTTAGCAACTCCATCCACTTTTTCTCGTAGACTTCTAAGACTTGGTGTTGCTCTGAGAAACTTTTCTTTAACTCGGTTGCCATCTGCTTCCGAACCTCCAATGATGTTTCCGATTTTTTTTGACCCTGCTCCATAGATGAAGGCATAGATAAAAGTCTTGCTTTCATCCCTTGACCGAAGACCAGCAGCCATTTGATTTGCTGTGTGTATATCTCCATTAATGATTTCATTTGTATATTCCTTATCGTTCATGTAGTGTGCTAACATTCTTAACTCAAGACCTGAAGCATCAACACCTACTAATTTATTTTTTTTATCAACAACCCATAACTGTCTACATTCTTTTCCATATGGTGAGTACACAGCAGGAACCTGTGCCATGTTGGGTGCTTGATGAGACATTCTCCCTGTAATTGTACCATTGGTTATTACTTTGCCATGTACTCTACCATCTTCCTTAACAGCTTCAATCCAAGAACTGACTTGAGCAATTCTTTTTTGTAGCATAAGGTATTTATTTATTAACTTAGCTTCAGGTATATTTGTTATCGTTGATAAAACTTTTTCATCTACTATAACATGACCCTTATCTGTTTTCTTTTTAGGTTTCCAACCAAGTCTCATTAGTCTATCACCTATCTGTTGTCTTGAACCTAAGTTAAATTCTTTATACTTAACTTTAGTAAAAGGTACTCCCTTTACATATCCTCTTGCTTTGTTATTTGATTTAGGTACAAATACTTCTTCAATTTTTAATGGAGGAAATGTTGCCCTCACTTGATTCTGAAGTTCATTCATGTCTTCTTGAAACTTAGCTTGTAATCCATAAGCATTAACAACATCAATCTTAAAACCTCTTTCATGTTGTCTCTGTATTATTTGTGCAACCTTATGTTCAAGTTTAATTGAATCTCCAAAATCTTTTATTCTTGAGGAAAGAAATTTATATAACCTTTGTGTTAAATCAACATCATTCCTACAATACTTTAACATATCTTCACTAAAGAAATCAAATTGTTCAAACTCAATTTTCTTTTGACCAAGTTTAATTCCCCAATTTTTTAATGAATGACCACCATCTATCATAGGATTTAATAATCTAGATAGGATAAGTGTATCTGTTATCTTACAATTTTTAAATAAGTCATAACCAAAAAATTTATTTAGTACTGGTATATCAAAGCCAATTATATTATGACCTATTACTTCTTTAGTTTGTTTAATAAATTCTTCAAACCTATTTAAATTATTATCTTTAAATTGATAGAAGGTATCATTATGTTTACAAACTATACACCAAATTTTATCTGCAGTTAAAGTTGTTTCAATATCAAATACTACTTTATCAAAAGTCACTTGACTGTACCTCTACTAATCTACCAGTATCTTGATTGTACTGTAGATTACAACATGGTCCAGTTAATCCTGCAAATCTATTCTTTAATACCCTAACCTTTGTTGTGTTTCTTATTTCAGGGTCATCATTTTGTGCATCTCTTTCTAATCCAATTACCATATCACTAAGCTGTCCTATACTAGCTGACCCTCTTAATTGTGATAGTGATGTTGCTGCTCCCTCTTCATGTCCTTTGCCATCTGGTCTTCTCAAATGAGACACAACCATCATAGCAACACCAGTCTCTTGAACAAGAGTTCTTAACCTTGTCATGATTTCATCTAATGCTCTTCTCTCATCACCATGACTTTGGTCTGATACTATAATACTAACATGGTCTATAATAATATACTTACAATCTAAACCTTTAGCTAAGAATCTAACTCTTGAAATTATATTATCAATTGAGTTTGAACCAAAATGGTCAAACATAAAAACTCTTCCAGTACCTACTGTCTTATCAAAGTAAGTTTTTAATTCTTCTTTAGCTACATGAACATCTGGTAAATGTAATCTTTGATTAGCTTCAATGCTCATTAAACCTTTAGAAGTTATGACTGGAGTTTCTTCTAACATTAACAAACCAATATTATCTTGAGTAGATTTAATCATGTGATGTACTATCTCTCTCATCACTTGAGTTTTACCTAACCCACTACCAGCAGTAAATGTAACTAACTCGGATGGTCTTATACCATATGTTATTTTATTAATTCCTTCAAAAGGATATTGAACAAAAGATTGTATTGTTGGTTTAGCAATCTCATCAAATAAAATATTAGCATTTATAATTCCATCAGGTGCAAATACTTTTGCATCCCAAAATGTTTTAACATAAACTTGTATTTTATTTTTAGTTAAACAATCTGAAGCATCTTTAAATTCTTTTGGTAAGTACATTATCTTACACTTGCCTGGGCTAAAGAGTTCAGCTACCTTTAATGCTCCATCAATTCCTTGTTCATCATTATCAAAATTAATTACAACATTATCAAAATTATTTTCTAACCATTCTAAACTATTCTTTATATCTTTAACTGCAGAAGTAATTCCATTCTTAATACTAACTACTGGTGTCTCATACTTATCTGTCTTAAACATTTGATAAGCTGATAGACAATCTAATTCTCCCTCAGTTATAATTATAAATTTATTTCTATTAAATAAATGTTCTCCAAATAAACCAGATTGTTTTGTGTTACCTTGTATAGTAAACTCTTTTAATTTAGTGAACCTAGTTTTAGTTGCTATCTTTGCACCTTGTTTATCATGATAAGGATAATAATGATTAGTTATATTACCCATGCTATCAATCTTAACACTAACACTATACTTTTTACAAGTATCTATTTTAATATTTCTATCTACAATTTCTGCAAAGTCCGATTGATTTGATATTGGTTTCGTTTCGTGTTCTCTATTTATAATAGTAGGTTCTTGTTCCATGTTGTATTCTTTTATATATTCTCTACAAGAAAAACAATACGCAGAGTTATCAGAATTAACTGATACTGCATCACTACTATTACATAATGGACATGGTAAATGATACTTTACAAATCCACTTTTATTTTCTTCATTCATTGGTTGCACCCTCATATAATTCCTTTAAAAAATTAGTACATCATTATACCATCCTAACATTAAACAGATAAGTATCATGACACTAAATAATATTATTAAATAATAAAATTCTTTCATACATAAAAAAGGACTGCCGACCAACTACAAGCCGACAGTCCTAGGAGTAGAAAAATGACAGTCATAACTTTTATGACTGCGTTACTATACTAAAATTCTTTAATGTTGTCAACACTTCCATTAGAAGTATTTCCAGATTCAACATTAAAGTCTTCTTGAGGAATGTATTCCACTAAGTCTAATACTTGGACAGCTTGTAAGTCTAACCCTATTCCTTTTTTACCTTTAAAGTTCCACTCATAAGGTTTATACATTACTTTAACTTTACTTCCATTACCGACTATTTTTTCTAATGGTTTCTTATCAGCATCCACTAATTGTGGTTGCGTATTTTTATCGCCACTAGCTTTACTTACTTTTCTTTTAAACCTAATTATATTAGGTATTGTTTTTTCATCAACAGTTGTTTCGGCTACTGTAATCCCTTGACCTTTTAAGTCCTCTGCAGATTGTGAATCAACTGCTAAATCAATTCTCCACATAGGTTCAAACTTTTCGTTTGGTCGTGTCAGAGAAGCCCAGTATGCTGTGCCTTCAATTATCGCCATATGTTTTTTCCTTTATTGTTATTGTTAAAATGGTAGTAAACCCCATAACTTTTGTGCATAGATAAAAGTATATGTGGCAACTACTTCAGCTTTATATATTAACCAAGACATATTTGTCCTTTGTTATTATTGTTATCATTTCTCATAGACATCTTGTAACATATCAGCACCCCCCTTGTCAACACTTTCATCATCTTTTTTTTCCTCAGATTTGCTAGAGTTTTCAAGGATTTCTGTTATCTTTTCATCTATTACTCTTTTGATTTTTTGTTTCTTCTTTAATTTAGATTCTAGTTCAGCAATTTTCTTACCCATAATTTGAGTATCACCATTACAGTTCTCAACTTGAATAAGTAATTGTTTTATTCTAGCATCTTTTTCCGAAGCCAGTTTTACTGCATCATTTTTTTCTTGTGTTAATAATGCAATAGAATTTTTATATTCTCTTAGTAATTCTTTTTCACTCATTAGAAAATTTTCGCACTCCATCTTTTATTTTCATTTTATTTATTCTTTTAATTGCATTACCTGATTTAGTTAATCTTATCCAATTAATTTCTGTATCTTCAGGTAAGGTTTTTAAAAAATTAAAAATAGTCCAGTTGTATATATCATTTATCTTACCCTTATGATTATTAATGGTATCAATATGCCATACATTCTTACCACTATCCCAATCAAATTTTTCTATCATCCCTGTCTTTTTAAATTTTTCTACTGCTACATCACTTAAAAATGCCCAGTTAGTTATAGCATAAGCAACACCAGTATTTTCATATCTAAATATATGATACTGATTTAAAGCAACACATGGAATTAAATATTCAGCTAACTCTTTTGTTGTCATATGTTTCCATAGCTCTTGTTCTTTATATAATCTTATTGCATCTTTTATATCTTCATTCTTATTCATTTAATTTAAATATTCTATTTCAATTGGGTATGTCTTAACAGTTTCTCCTGATAATGAACTTAAATATTCTATTTCAATTGGGTATGTCTTAACAGTTTCTCCTGATAGTGTTTCACTTACTGAAGATATAGGAAATTGTGTAGGCATCTTACTTAAAATTAATATAAGAGTTAATAATATTAAGAATAAAGTTAAATTTCTAAGCATTGAATAATCCTTTTCTTAATTGAGAAGCATAAACATATTTATTAAACTCATCTCTATTACTCTCATTATCTAATTTATTTAAACATTGAGTACAAATCTTTTTATTTCTATCATCCTTATGTCTCTTCATAGTACCACCATTCTCATTACTATTACACTTATGGCATACATCTCTAAAGTTTGGACCACCATCCATCATTCCCATAATTATATTTTATAACACCCTTCTGTAAATAATTCTTTAATAGGAATTACAACACACTTACTTGCTCTGTAATCTCCTATCTGTTTTGTATGTGTCTTCTTATATTTGTTTACTATTTTTTTTAATCTTGATACTCTAAAGACTAACATACAATGCTCATTACCATCTAATTCTAGTACATGAAACCACCATTTAGATTCTGTTTTAAATATACCACTTGGTTTGTCTCTGTACTCATACTCAATGGCAATGTTGCCAGTCTTTCGCCACCAACTTCTCTCTGTCTTAACTTCTATCTTTCCACCTTTAAGTAAGTTCTCTATTCTCTTTTCTCTTATCTGTCCATACTCTAAATCTAAATCAAACTTTGTATTCTTAGCCATTAATAATTTTTTGTTGTTGGGTCTTCATGAAAGCTACAAATATAATGCGTCAAGAATTTATTTAGATTTTTATTTCTAAACAATTTCTTTGCGTTAGCTTCTTTTAATTGATTGAATTTTTTAATTATAAATGATGGGTCTAAGTTTGCATAGTCACAAACTAATTTGTATTGGTCATCCTGAATGGAGAACCATGCGATTGCTTCTTTGATTATATTTTTTCTTGCATTACCCCATGCATGAATGTCAACATCAAGTCCATCCATGATTGCTCTGACTATAACACACCTATGTAATAAAACACATGGTGTTATAGCTGAACCCTCACCTTGACTATAGTTTATTCCTAATGGGATATCTTTATTCAATATCATATTTCATTTTATCAAACAACTTTTCTATGAGTTTCTTTTTCTTATTCTTTACAATCTTTAATTGATACTGTCTTTTCCTTAGAAGATATGCCATTGGATTTCTTGACTTTATCTTTGTATGTTTCTTCATTTATTTCTTCTACAGTATGTCTAGTAAGTTTTATATCTCTACTTACTATACTTGAATAAGGACTCCATTTTAAATTCTCTCTTACTTGTTGCAATGTTGTGCCTGAGTTGTAATAATCTTCAACGCATACATCTACATTGACCCAAGATTTTTTTAAAAAGAATTTATTGCTCATAGATATGTCCTATAAAATGTTTATCGTATTGTGAGTGCTGTCTTTAATTTTGACAGTATCTCTATTATACATTTAAACATTTGCCATGAGAACATTGAAATAAAATAAATATTATCTAATGATTTCAATGGTTTAGACATATATTGTTTGTTCCTTTCCCTTGTAAGTTGTACTGTTAATTAAGCTGGTTGATGTCCACACTCTAAGAAAATCTTCCAGTCTTTTCTATTACCAAAATTACATTGGTCAAACTTTTCCATTGCTCCATCTAGATAATGTGCATTAATAAATAAATGTAAGTCATGTTTAGTATGATGAAACATATAAACAGAATTAAATTTATCTTTTGTTTTACTTCTTTTATACTTTACTATTTCTTTTTTCTTTTTCATTTTTTTCTCCTTTGCTTTACTCATGCTACCTCTTTTATTATTTCTATTGCTCTTGCCATAGCTGGATATTTTTTTATATATCCTTTCCATTCTATGTACCCTAACATTTGATGAATACCATGTGATGATTTTATATTCATATACTTCATCATATCTTTATATGTTGGCATATATTGATTTTCTTTTTTATATTCTTTTAAATAATTATATAACTTTAATTGTCTTGGTGTTAACATATCTTTATCTAACCACTTATAGTTTCTACCCATTGTGGTATTTTGCTCCTTTCAATCTTAGTTCTCTTTCATATTTAACTTCAGCTTTTAAATTTTTTATTTCTTCTCCAGCTTTTCTTAACTGGTTCTGAAGATATTCTTTTTGTTTAGTTAGCATTTCAATTTCATCCTTATGCTTATATTTCTTTCTAGTTTTTTTTCTTATAGCTTCTTGTAAGTCTTTGCTAAAATTATTTAAATAAACATCATCCATTGACAACATCCTTTAAGTCTTCCATTGGACTTTCTTCATAAGCATGAGACTGCTCAAACAAAAAGTATTCTATCTCATCATAGTCTTTAGCTTCAGCCATTAGCTGTGCATAATGGTCAGCACTATGTCTGTTTACAAATTGTTTATCCAACATATACCTATCGCTAGATTTAAACTTACTCATTACTACATATCTTTTTACTGGTTTAACACTCATTAGTTTATCCTTTTTTTTGTTTATTGATTCTTTTATGTTTCCCCATATACCATTCACTCGGTTCATAATTCCATTTTTTTCCATGATGTCCTCTCATATCTGCGTACCACATACGCAACTTTACTATTATTTTTTTCCAAATCATATTTGTTTATACCATATTTTATATTAGTTCACAACCTTTTCCTTACATATTTTATTGGTTATTAAAAAGTTAGCTTGTCTTCTAATCCAACCTTGTAATTGCCATGCAACACCAGTATCTATTAGGTATTGCCATGCGTCTAACTCTTCTGCAACTGTATCACATTCAATATAACCCTCTGCTCTACCTACTGCTTGATGTATATCCTCAACCAATTCTTTACTAAATTTTAACATCTCATATCTCCTATAATATTCTAACTCCACTCTAGAATTAAATAGTTTCTTTCCAAAGACTGCTTTATTAACTCTTACTTTTTTACTCATAATAATTTATAATTTCATTAGCTGTGTTTATTCTTGATTCAGATTTTTGAAAAGGTAAAATCATTTGCATTACTTTATAACAATCTCTATGAGAAGCAGTCCATTTTATTTGTTGCTTACCTAATTGTCCATTCTTTTTAAATCTTCGTTTAGGATAAGAGATAGAACCACAATCAAATATCGTATGTAAATCTTCTACAGGTTTAAAATCTGTATTACAAACCTCAATTCTTATTGCTTTACAGGGATATATTTTTCCTCTTCCATTTTTTTTAAGTCTTGTTTTAAATTCTATATGTCCTTCAGCATCTATATAAGCTGACGCATATATAATCTCTTCTTTTATATTGTGAAACATTAATGGTTTATCTATATTACTTATCATTAGTTTTTATTTCCTCTATATTTTTTTTATTTATTTTAAATCCACCATTATCCCATAGTCCTACTGTACTTTGTTGCTCCCAATCTAGTACATTAACATCCATTGCTTTAGTGTATGCATCATGTTTATTCTGTGCTTTGATATCAACATAATACATTACAGTTTCATAACCTTTCACCCTATACTTTTTCATTTAACCTCCTCCACATCTGCATCCATATAGTCAGTTAAATTCATTTTAACTTCTATTAATGCTTCTGTTCTTGCTTCATCTGCATCTTCTGCTTCAATAATTTGGTTAAAATTTTTTACCCAAACATCATCAATAATTAATGTTACCCTATACTTTTTCATTTGTACACTCCTTAATTAATTTTTGTATATACCACTCATGCCTTGCTAGTTTAACTTCAGGTCTAGCATTATATTCCTTGAAGTATTTCTTTTTCTTTTCCACAACATAAGGTCTTTGATGATATAGTTTATTGTATTCTTTTCTATTCATCATCCTTACCAAATGCTTCTCTTAATGTATCTTCAATACCCCAGTATAAATCTTTACCTTGCTCTGTATTTCTAGTACCACCTACATTATCAGGGTCTGTTTCAACATATTCTACTGCAACATTATCATGTAAGCTATCTATAAATTTAAAATAAATTTCATCAGCTACACTTGCTATTTGTTCTAACTTAAAACTCATAGTACTTCCTCTCTTTGATAGTGAGTTCTTAACTCATACTCCTCTTCATTATCTCTCTCCCATATTGCTTTGTTGTATGCATTTTTAACTACTCTCTCATCTAAAAAATATCCATTGTCATTCTTATGCCAATACTTTTTAAACAATAAAGTTTGTACTTCTGGTAAAGTAATATCTCTATTACCTTGTACATACCAGTATACTATCTCTTGTACTTCTTGTATTGCTTGTTTAACTTTTCCCATTTTCTTATATCCTTCTTAGTTATATTAATTGCTACTGCTAATCTATCTACACTCCAATGTTTTTCTTTTATTAATTGTCCTATCTTTTTCGTATCTGGTTTTACTTGTTGTTTATAACTCATAGCACTCCTCCTAGTTCTAAATCAAACTCTAACTTTTCTAACAAATCATTTCGCAACCACATATCCTCATCCTCTTCCATTAATGTTGAGTACTTTTCATCTGGATTGTATTCATCAGAATAAAAATCTTTTATCTGTTGACCCATGATTTCAAAGTCTTGCTTACCCTCAACTATTTCAATGAGTAGTTTTAATTCCTCTTCACTAAAATGTTTTTTAATTTGTGTTATTGTTTTCATTAGTCATTACCCTCTCTGTAATCTTTAAACAATTGTCTAACATATTTTTTTAGATATTTAAACTCTTTGTTAGGGTCTAACTCTGGGTCAGTATCCCAATATATTTTAGAATTAATATCTAATGCTCGTAGTATTTCTCTTTCTACTTTTATTATGTTCATTACACCTCCTCTACTTCCATATCTACATTACCCCAATCAAACAAACCAATCGTTTGATATTCTGCATCACTCTCATCTTCAGCTTCAACATCAAATTCCATTTCTGGAATTATAACTTTATATTTTTTCATCTATCCTCCTATATAGTACTTACCTTTAATCACATAAGGTTTTGTTTTATATGTTCTATCTATCTCTAATATTCTTAAAGATAAATTCTTTTTAATTAATCTATGTATCACTCCTGCATTAACATCTTTAAACTTCTCTCGCAACACTTTGATTAAGTTTCTTTTCTTATACTTACCAGTCTCTACTAACTTAAACATTTCATCTGCTATCTCAGATTTAATAGAGGTAGTAATTCGTTCATCATCTTTAACATAAGGTGTAATATCTATTTTATATTTCTCTAATAGATTATTAAAGTGTTCTTCACTAACCCAACTGCAACACATAGTAGGCATACTTAAATGTGCCAACAACATACATAATGTTTCTGCATTATTAGTATCTTGTTTATCAAGATAAGAAAATATTTTATCTTCTATTGGTACATCTTTATATTTAGTAGTACTCTTATTATACTTATGCATTTGTTACTCCTTTGTTTTTATTTTATCATAACAGAACATTGTGGCAAAGTCCACACGAAAGTTTGTCAACAACAAGGCATATGAAATTATTTTATAATAACATATGCGACATAACGACACACTTATAAGATATTGTATTAATGTTCTCTTATAATTCTTTTTATTATAGTATATATAAATATTTAGGTTTAATAATAACAACAACATTACAATTTCTAATTATATATATAACTATTAATTAACATAACATATCCAAAAGAATTTTAATATCAATAACCCTATACAGAATTGCCACAATTTTATTTTTGTATTAGCCAACAATCCTCCACTCATTATTGATAAAAACATTATTAAGTTATTCATTTACTTCCAATACTTATTATAGTTTTCATTATCATAGTCAACAACTCTCCACTTATCTTTTCTTTTAAAACTTTTCTTTGCAAATTCTAATGCGTCTTCTTCAGTTGAAAAGATTTGGCTAGTGTACATTCTATATCTATGTTCAGGTTTAAATATTATGAAGTACATTTATATTTCTTCTCTCTCTAATTCAAATGTAAATCTTCCAGTTTGTTTTAAGTAATCTACATTATGTTGTGTTAATGATTGCTGATTATATATAACTGGCAACCACTCATCCTCTTTCTTTGTAGTGTAGTATAAAGTTCTACCCCACTTGTTATCTTTTCTTAACATTATATGTATTGTGCTTTGTTCACTCATTATTTATCCTCCTTATAATCTTTGTACATTTGTTTTATTTCAACTCTCAACCCTACTGCTGAAATATCTTTATTTATTAATCTATAAATTAAATCATGTATCCAATCTTCATAACTATTACCTAACCAATGTTCAACTTCTTTTCTGTTCACTAATTGTTCACTCATTGTTTCCTTTCTGTTCTATTATCCAATCTGGCAATTCCCATTTTGCATTAGGATATTTTTCTTTTACTTGTATACTTTCACAATCAAAACATATATAATCATTTATATAATCACAAATTTTACAATCTTTATTTGGTATTATAAAATCAATATTAATATATTTCATTATCCTCCTTTTGTTTCTACTTTGTTCCATGTTGGTAGTCTTCCATTAACCTCACAAGTTTCTGGAAAATTTTTTTTAGTATCTCTTACTATAACATCTAATAAAAATTCTGTTGAGATATAATTTTCATCTTGTATTTCTTTAATTTCTTTTGTTAATCTTTCTACATCTAACATCTTTTTTCTTATCTTAAAATTTCTCTCAAAGATTTTATTTAGTTTCAATTTAAAATTTAATTTATTCATTTCTTATTACACTCCATGCTATTGCAACTACACCAAATAAAAGTATCACTTGTAATTCTATTGGTGCATTTAAAAATATCTCTATCATGCACCCTCCAATTGTTTATGCAACTCTTCAAATTGTTTAGCCCATTTGTTTAATGTTAATGTATCTGAATAGTCAGTAACTATATCTTCATCTGTTTCATTGTAAGGTATAAACCATGCCCAACCTATTTGTTTATTATTTTTTTCATATACCATGATTTCAGTTTCATAATCTTTAATTGCTTTTCTTATCTCTTCATAGTCTTTTGAATATTCAACTGGTGTCTCTCCAGTCTCCTTGTCATAAACAGATATACTCCACTCAGGTTTTTCTTTTAATATATATTGTACCATATTAAAATGTCCTTGTTTATACTCAACTGCTTTTGTTATGTCATCTGCTCTCATCTATCCTCCTATTGTTTTTTCTTCCTACCTAATGGTAGTTTTTGTATTTTAAATAGATTAATTCCATTCTTAATCCAATTAACTTTAACTTCTTTAAGTTTAGGATATTTATTTTGAAAACTTTTAACAGC